AACGGTCATGGTGCTATGTCGGGCACACCGCCCGCGCCGTCCGCATGATCATCGAACAGACCGGCGGCGGCGCGTTCAACGTCGGTAGAGACGACCAGCGAGCAGAGATGGTTGAGGTCGCCAAGTACGCGTGCGACCTTGCCGGCGCCCCCAGGGATCTGATCCAGCTGGTGGACGCGCCCGGTAACCAGACGGTCGTGAAACGGTTGTCCACCCGGAAACTGCGGGGGCTGGGCTGGGTACCGGAGGTTCAGCTGGAGGACGGGATGCGAAAAACGCTTGAGTGGGTAAGAACTCTGGACGAGACAGGCGCTGTGGCAGCGTAAGGAGGAGTGATGGCAGGGAAACGAAAAGCCCCTGAGGCGAAGGCAGCGAAGAAGGAACCGGTGCTCGAGTTCGATGACGGCTACTGGATCATCGTGGACGGCAGCAAACGCACCAACGTTGGCCGGTCACGCAGGTACGCCGAACTGATGCTGGACAGGTACAAGTGAGCATCGCCGGCATCCTGCTGCTGGTTCTGCTGGTCGTTCTGATCGTCTACATCGTGCGGCGTGCCTAGCCCCTACGAAGCCATCCTGTTGGGATTGGCGGCGTGGCGGGTCTGGCACCTGATCGCACAAGACGATCTGACCGAACCGTTGCGCCGTCACGTAACAGACGGCCGCGAGAAGCTCACCGAGTTCGTTGAGTGCCCCTACTGTTTGGGCGCATGGGTGGCCGGTGCGTGGGTTATCGCGTTCGCGGTTTGGTCTGAGGGAACCATGTGGGCCGCGCTTGTTTTCGCGCTCGCGTGCGCCCCGGTGATTCTGAACCACATGTTGTCCGACTAGCCTGAGTACACTCCCGACATCCGAGAGGAGGAACAAGCGTGTGCGGATGCCGCAAGAAGCCCCGTGATCCGAAGCCTGCCAAGTAAGTAGCACCCGTTGGGTTTCCTTTCCCCACGGCAGCCCGCCAAAGCCAGGGCCTTGACCGCCAGCGCACGACGGCTCGATGTGCGCGAGAACGCGTACCAGAAAAGGCTGGTGCAGCCTTGGCAACTCCGGTCGTTCGGGTATTACGACACGATCGGCGAGATCAACTTCACCGCCAAGTTCCTAGCGAGACAGATATCGCGCGTCCGGTTCTTTCCAGCGAAGCGGTTGCCGAACGCATCGTTGGAGCCGATCGAGTCAGGGCTGCCCGTTGAACTGCTGAACCAGATCCAGGACCCCGGTGGTGGCACCACCCAGTTGCAGTTCGACTACGGCGTCCTCATGTTCATCACTGGTGAGGGTGTGCTGTTCGGCTATGACGAGGGCACCAAGTGGCGGTTCCTGTGGAAAGACCAGGTGAAACTCGGCGATGACGGCACCTGGATGCGCTTGGACAGCGAGATGCGCCCCACCGGGGAGACTGGGGTGGCGTACCGGATTTGGATGCCGCACCCGCGGTGGATGGACTGGGCGGACGGGCCGATGCGGGCCGTCCAGGACATTTGCGAAGAACTCTTGCTGCTCACGTTGGCTGTTCGCGCCACCGCGCTGACGCGGCTGACAAACGGGATTTTCGTGATCCCCCAGGAGATCAGTCCCGCCCCGCTCGAGGTGGGGATGGACGAGGACCCGGCACAGAACCCGTTCCTAGCCGACTGGATGGAACACACCGCCAACCAGATCGAGAACCCCGGTTCCGCGGCGGCACGCCAGCCGTTCATGTTCGAAGGCGCATACGACTATCTCGACCGCGTGAAGTGGATTTCAACCCATGATCCGCAAACGGACTACATGGAGAAAGAGTTGCGGCTCGAGGCGATCAAACGCCTCGCCCTCTCTTTGGACATGTCCCCGGAGGATTTGCTCGGGTACACGGACGCGAACCATTGGACGGCACGGTCGGTGCAGTTGGACCGGTGGCGCATGTTCGGTTACAACAAGGCGGAGCTTTGGGCCAACGCCGTCAACGAAGCGTATTTGCGGCCCGCCCTGGAACGTGAGGGCTATACGGACTGGCAGGACATCGTGATCGGCTTCGACGACTCACAGGTTGTGATCAGCCCGGACCGCACCGAGGACGCGTTGAAAGCCCATAAGGACGGGCTGATCAACGGCAAGGCGGCACGCGAAGCTCTTGGTTGGAAAGAAACAGACAAGATGGACGGCGATGAGAAAGAGGAGTGGCTCGCGATCCAGTTGCGCACCCCCGAAGCGTTGGGCGGGGACTTCGCGCCGCCGGAGCGCGGCCCGATGCCTTCCGCGAACGGGAACGGCAACGCGGCCGACGGCCCACCGCTGCCGGGAACCAACACCGGGGTGTCACGGCAGGAGTCGCGCACCGCGTCCGGCATGGTGCTCGGCGCGGCCCAAATGGCGTTGCACAGGTGCCGCGAACTCGCCGGCGTAAGAATCAGGCAACGTTGCGCCGACTGCGGAGAAGGACAACCCCTCTCGATGGTGGCCTCTGTCCTCGGTGACAAGGTGGTCGAGGACCCGATCAAACTTGTGAAGGGCGCCACCGACGGGTTCCACCACTTCCTGACAGAGCAGGGCATCGAAACCACGCAGGCCGGCGCTCTTTGCACACAGCTTGAGGTGTTCGCGGCCCGCACCCTTTACCAGCCGAAGTGCCCTGACCTACCCTCTGGGTTCGTTGCTGCTGTGACCAAAGCACAGGAGGTGAGCCATGTCCTCAGTTGAGATCGCACCGCTCAAACCACCCAAGGACTGGTTCACCCAGCCGGAAGCGGATCAGCCGACCCCTTTGACGTTCACCGCGGACGGACAGGTGTACGGACACCTAGCCCTCTACGAAACCTGCCACAGCGGTTTCCAGGGCGGCGCGTTCTCCGAGTGTGTGCAGGCACCCCGCTCACCGTCGAACTACCAGATGTTCCATCTCGGACAGTTGGAAACAACAGACGGCAACGTTGCTGTCGGAAAGCTCACGTATGGAACCGGACACGCACCTCTCGCCGCTGGTTTACAGGCTGCTTCGGCCCACTACGACAACACAGGCTCTGTTGGTGCCTTCGTACGCGCAGTGGATGGCCGTCACGGAATCTGGCTGTCCGGCGCTGTCCGTTCCGACCTCACCCCCGAAGGGCTCCGCGACATGCGAGCCAACCCGCCCTCCGGTGATTGGCGTTCCCTGAACAACCAGTTGGAGTTGGTCGCCGCCCTCAGCGTCGTGGTTCCCGGTTTCCCGGTCGCTCGGCCCCAACTGGCGCTTGCCGCGTCGGGCGCGATCGGCACCCTGGTGTTGCCGGGTGTTCAGGACGCAGAGATCGTTGAGCCACGGTCACGGGAGTTTTTGCGGAGAAGAAGGTCGCTGTCAGCCGCGATCCCCAAATAGCCGCACGCGTCCAGCATCACCCGGCGCGGGCGCATCTTCTCCCCCGGCTGCTCCACCACCTCAGCCCCCTCCAAACGGTAGAGGTGGTGGAGCACACATCCGAGCCCAGAGATCCGTGGGCCGGATACAAACGATGCTTGGAGAACCTGCCGGACTGCTCGCACCTGCTGATTCTTCAAGACGATGCGTTGCCGGTACCGGGGTTCACGGACGTGCTGCCACAAATCGCGCGGGACGTACCGGTGTGCTTGTGGATGAGCGCGGCCCCCGCGAACGCAGCCGCTCGAGCCCGCCGTGCCTACGGGAAACAACGGTACGTGCCGTTGGGACCCGCACCGTTCGTTCCGCTGGTCGCTGTGCTCTGGCCGCGTCGTTTAGTAAACGACTTTGCGACATGGGCTGAAACAGCCGCAAGGCTGACACGCGCCGACGACGGCAACGCCGCCCGCTGGATGCGACAAACCCGGCAGGAGTTCCTGATAGCGGTGCCGTCAATCTGCGAGCACGATGATTTCACGCCGACGGTGAAGGGCGGCACCCGCAAAGAATCCAAAGGACTTGCGAGGGACAGAGTGGCGCTGCTGTTGGCCGAGGACGCACGCGACTACCAATGGTGAAATGGAGTCCCCCGGCCTGGAGTCTTACGCTCTAGCAACGCGTTGTCTAGAATCGGCGTTGCGGCCGGGGGAAGCGAAGGACTAAGCCTTCCACCTCCGCGGATCGCGGATTACCCACATCATACTCCGTCCGACGCAAAGTGGTATAAGTGCAACCAAGCTAGAGCGGCGGGGCTGCTCTGCCAAGTAGGAACGGGGTTCCTGCGCGTAACGTAACGCGACCCAAAGGACCCCAGAAATGGCAGACAAGGAGAAGGACC